ATCTAATATTAGATTAGAAAGAGGATTAAAAACAGCACAAGCATATAATCAATTAATGGGAGATACAAATCAAATAACAGCTGATAATTATGAAACTTTTGAATCAATGTTAGTAACAGCAGATAAGTTACAATTAAAGTTAGGATTGTCTGCAGAAGATACAGCCGGAATGGCAGTGAGTGCAAAAATGATGGGTATTGATATGGAAGTACTTGCTTTTCGAGCTATGGAAATGGAGGAGAGTTTAAAGGCTCAAGGTATTTCTATGGTTAATAGTTCCAAGGTAATGAAAGATATAGGAAAGATGAGTAAGTATAATGCAGCGAGATTTGGCGATAATGCAGATGAATTAGTAAGAGCAGCTACAGCAGCACAAATGTTAGGTAGTGATATTAATTCAATGATATCAGCTGGTGAAAGTATGTTAGATATAGAATCATCTCTAGAGAAAGAAATGAGAGCCAGAGCAATGACTGGTAAAGACATTAATTTTGATGCAATTAGAAATGCTGCTTTATCTGGTAATGCTGCAGATCTAATGAAAGCTCAAATGAGTGCATTAAATGAAGTAGGTGATTTAACTCAAATGAATACAAGACGAGCAGCTGCATTTGCAGATGCAATGGGAATGTCTAAAGATGAAGCCGTTAAAATGCAACAAAATATGTTATTAGCACAAAAGGCTGGATTAGATATGCAAGCATTTGTTGAAGGTAAAATAGGTGTATCAGAACTAAAAAAAGCAGCACAAACACTTAAAGGAGAAGAAAGAGCTCGTTTTGATGCAATGATAAGACAAAAAGAGGCAACATCAATAAATGAAGAATTTAATGAAGCATTATTAGATTTGAAAGAAGCTTTACTTCCACTTATGAAACCTTTAGCCTCCTTTTTAAAGAAGATTTCTAGAATGGTAAAATTCTTTACTCAAGTTAATAATAAATTAGCTGGATTACCAGGTGCCATTTTAGCAGTTGTTGCAGCAATGAAATCAATGAAAATGATGAAAGGTATGATGGGAGGCGGTGGTATGGGCGGCGGAGGCGGCATGGGCGGAATGATGGATATGATGATGATGGGTGGTATGGGCGGCGGAGGCGGAGGCGGCAGCCGAAGTAAATCAAAATCAAAAGGTAGATCAAAATCAAGAAGTAGAAGTAGAAGTAGAGGAAGAGGAAGAGGTGGTATGTTAATGGGAGGATTAATGATGGGTTCAAGTTTAATGAATATGGCATCAGGACAAGGAACTTCTGAAGATGCATTAATGGCTGGTGCAGGAGGATTGCAAATGGCATCCGGAGCTGGTTCATTTAGTGGAGGAGGACCTAAAAAAGGTCTCTTTGGTAAGATTGGAGGATTTTTTGGAAAAATAGGAGGCAAGATTATGGGAGGCCTTCAAAAGTTAAATCCAATGAATTTGATAAAAAAGGCAAAAGGAAAAATTTTGGGAAAGGCTCCTAAATTATTAAAACACCTTGCAAAAATTCCAATGTTATCAACTTTTTTAGAAGGATTATTTGCTCATCAAGATATTATGACTATGATTGGTGAAGGTATGAGTAAAGAAGATTTAAATCAAGAAATAGGAAGAAGAGCATTATCGGGTATAGGTGGTGTAATAGGAGGTGTAGGAGCAGCTGCTGTTACACAAGCATTAAATATTCTTCCAGGTTTAGGAGTATTAGCATCTCCATTAGCATATATGTTAGGTGATACTATAGGTAGATGGTTAGGAGGACTTTTAGCAGATAATGCACCAGGTATAGCTAAACCTGTAGGTAAATTTATTGGTGATACATTTTATAGTAAGCCAATAAAAGAAGCATATGGAACAAGTGGAGGCACAACAGAAAAGGCAGAACCAAATAATACAACAGTTAAATTAAACGACGGATCTGTTGAATTTAATAGAAATGATAAAATAGGAGGAGTATTAGATAATAAATCAACAGAACAAATGATTGGATTATTAAAAACAATGGTAGATTTATTATCTGTGCAACCTAGAGTTGCTATTGGTGATGATAAAGTAATAGAAATAGGACAAAAATTAGCAGCTAGAAAAACTTATACAAAATAATTATGGCATTAATACAATTAACATCAGATTTAACATGGACAGGTCCAGTAGCACAAAATACTACAACGCCATATGCACAGCCTAATTTAAGTAACAATACATCGCCACCTGCAGTTAATTATTTAGATAATTTAAATCAAATAGGATTTACAACTTTTGAATCTGAATTAGCACCATCTAGATTTACAGGAGTTGCAGGACAACCTGGAGCTATGACATATACTTATACAGGATTGAAAAACTTAGGAACTTTAGGAGTAGAAAATAATTTTGCTAATACTGATGCAGTTGGATTTACAACTAATGAACCTGGAGGACCAAATGCGACATCTAAATTTGTAGGCGTAACTGGAGATCCTGGTGGTATGTCATATACACATACAGGTAATGAGGAATTGGGAGTTACTAATAATACAATAGGAGTTAATTATTTTCCTAATTTAAATGCAACAGGATTTACAACAAATATATTTCCTATAGGAGGAGAAAAACAGCCAAGTCAGTTTATAGGTATTGCAGGAGCTCAAGGTAGTGAAACATATGAATATCCAAATAATGCAGCTGAAGATCTTGGAAATTTAGCTAAAAATATAAGACAAGGACCTGGACCTTTTGAAACATATACTCCATCTGTAGGTAATTATGGAACTAAATTTATATATGATGGAGAAAATTCATTAATAGTATCTGCACCAGATGCTCAAGGATTTGATAGATATGGTGAAACTATTATTAATCATGTTATGTCAACTCCATCAAAAGATGATTTTGCAATAGATGATGTATCATTTAGTAATCGTGGTATTGCAAAACGTAAAACTCAATTAGGTAATGGTTCAAAATTTCCTATTTCATATAATGGAGCATTACATAGTTTTGATCAAATAAGAACAGGATTTCATCCAGATTCAAAATATGAAGATATATTTGGTAATCAAGTAAATGATGGTGATAATACAAATGCAGGTTTAGCAAATACATATGTAGTACAATCTCCAATTGATGATATGTATAATAAATTTAATCTACGAGATGATGCAACTCCAAATCCGGGATATGCAAAACAACCATTTATATTAAGAGGTATTCAAAGAGAAGGATCTATAGATCCACAAAGATGGGGTGCTGGAGATACAACTGTTGGAAAAATATCATCAACATTTGATGTACCAAGAGGAGGTATTTTAACTGCAGGAGAAAGGTCTGCAATTGATACTGCACGTATTGCTAAGTTTTTAATATCACCAAGAGGTATAGGATTTTTAGTAAGACAGTTTGGATATCAATTAACAAATCCAAATACAGAAAATTTATTGGGTGGAGCAAAGGGATTTCCATTAACTCAATTATATAATCCATTATCTTCGCCTGTACAGGCTTTAGGAGGATTTTTAGGACTACGTACAAAACGTCATGGAATACCTATTATAGGTGGCAGCGAATATGAAAAGATTAAAAGGGCACAAATAAGTCCATTGACAAGACAACAAGCACCACCTGAAGGAGGAGGATATAGTGGAGAAAGATTATTAAACTTAATGTCAAATGCATTTGGAGCAATTAAAAAAGGACTTCCACCAGTTATTCCAGAAGGAACAAGCTTTAATGATTCAATTAAAATTTTGGAATCTCTTCCGCCTATTCTTAAAACTCCTATAGGAATGCCGTTTCCTGTATTATCAGGACCAAAAGGACCAGGTTCTGTATTTGGTATTGGTAATACTAATATTACAAGAGCTCAAGATACGAGTTTAGTTGCTCAAAGAGCTAGTACAGCATATCTAACTCAAATGACACCTGGATACTCTGATACAGCTAATCAGCAGCCTGAACCAGGAAAACCAGTACCAAAAGGTAAGCCAATTGGATTGATAGAACAAAATAAATTTAGATATGGATCTGATAAAGCACCGATTGGAGGTTTACTTGAACCACAAATTTATGAATCATATCGTGGTGCGTCAAGTGATACATGGAGCATTAGAGAGATAGATGATGGAGATAATAGAAAAGGTAAAACATGGACAAAACATGCTGATAAGTCAGGAACACCTCATGTTGCTGGTC